TGTGTTATTTCTTTTCAAAAGTTTAAGAAAGCTTATCTTGAAGCACAAACACTAACTTATGATAATAGGTTTATGGCTTTAAGTCTAATATCTCAATCACGTTATTTAAATTCAAATATGCAAATACCGCTTATATTATCAAACACTATGGGTTTTACGAAAGCTTTAATAACTGGATTGCCTTTTACTACTCCTAACTATCACGTGCGGCGAGTAGCAGTAAATGCAGGAAATGCTAATGCAGTTATTGCTAACCAAGCTGTCATAGCACAAAACCAACAAGCAGGATTAGCAGCAGTTGGAGCCGGCAAACTTAGTAGAAATAATTTTGTCAAGAAGGCAAAAATTAGAAAAGTAGTAGTTAATCGAGTTGTAGCCCAAAGCCCTACCATCAGTTTTGTTAACCATGGAAAACAACTAGGTCCTGGACAAATTTGTGTAACTGATGATTTGGGATTACTAGCAGCATTTTGTGGTAGAAGTATGTCAAAAAACCCTTCTGATATTAATGTTAAAACTATGAAGGATTTTGTTAAGTTTTCAAAACGGTTTATTGATAGGGTCGTTGAAAGTATGGATTTTTCAAAAATTAACCAAGAAGATCCACGAGTTGCGATCGCTCGATTATATAAAGGGAAAAAGCCCGAAAAATTTGTTTCCTCATTAGTTGAAGGATACACAAAATATTTAGAAGGAAAGTCTTCTAGAAATTACCATAAACCAAGCTGTTTTAATAAGATGGAAAATTCAGCTAAAATTGTTGATTCGGTTGTCAGGACCAAGCCCAGACTGATAATGGTAATGTCTGAGTTAATGTTAATTGAATACTCACAGGTTTTGGATGTAATATCGGTTTGGAATGACAGTTTTATTAAAAGATTCCAAATTAAGCATGAATCAGAAGAAGACGTCGTTAAGAAAGTTATAGAAGTGACTAGTAAAGATCACATGGTCACTGATTACTCATCTTTTGAGTGTAGTATAATTGGCAAAATACGAGAAATTGAAAATTATTGCATAATTAAATGTCTTCGTAGAGCCGGGTTAACAATTGCTCTCAAACGATTCACAAAAGATTTTTCTAGACCTAGGGTATTAGAAAATAAGGAGATGCACTTTCACATTGATTCACGAAACAGCGGGGATTTTCATACCTCGTGGATGAATGGGTTGGTAAACATTTTAATCGGGGCTTATACCTATGCGAAAAATAACCCTCAAGATAAAGGGTTTATTAATTTTAATATGATAGCAGAAGGTGATGATGGATTAAGAAGATCTTTTGGTGATGACGAATCAATTGCGAAACAATTGGGTTTTGGTTTTTCAATGTCCACTCGTGGCACATTGCCTGGGGATGTTGATTTTCTTCGGGCTAGATGGATTAACAACAAGAGGTATCTGAATGTGGCACGTTGTTTGAAGATAGCGTGGACTTTGTCTGGCAAAACAATTGGTCGAACAAAGAGTAAACAAATTCAGCGTTGTGCTGCGTTAAGCATGCACGCACTGTCACCTGGTCATCCAATTTTATGGGCGTTAGTTAAAAGGATTATGTTAGAAACTAAGCCAAATGTTTTGTCTGATAAGATGAAGGAATATTTTAAACATATGAGTTATAATAACAGTGTATTAACATTTGAAGAGTTAAAAGTCAAGTGTGCAGAAACCATGGGTGAGTTTAAATGTGATGAAGAAATGCGTAAATACGTTGCCATGGGAGCTGCTGATTTTCCACCTATATCAATAGCTCAACAATTGAGTTTAGAGTCTATGATTTTAGATCGAAAATCAAACGT